CACCGAGATGATGGCATCTGGTGGTACTGCTTCCAGCCGTGCTGATGGCTGTGCTCAACGCGGTAAAACTCGCGGCACTATGGTTATGTGCGGCGGCGGGATGACCAAAAAATGATGGCTTCTCGGGGCATGGGGGATATTCTCCCATCCAAAATGCCAAAGGGCAAAAGGACTGCTCGACGGGATAACACCGACTTTACGCAATACGCGCAAGGCGGTAAAGTAAACGCTGCTGGTAATTACACCAAACCCAGTCTTCGTAAGAGGATTGTGTCGCAGGTAAAAGCCGCAGCAACGCAGGGCACTGGCGCGGGTCAGTGGTCAGCACGTAAGGCGCAGCTTGTAGCCAAGAAGTACAAAGCTGCTGGTGGAGGGTACAGAGATTGAAAGCGCCGCAGCAATCGCTCAAGGATTGGGGTGACCAGAAATGGCGCACCAAGTCTGGCAAACCGTCTAGCAAGACGGGGGAACGGTATCTGCCGGAGAAAGCCATAAAATCTTTGAGCCCTGCTGAATATGCAGCTACTACCAAAGCCAAACGTGCAGGTAAAGCAGCAGGAAAACAGTTTGTGGCACAGCCTAAGACAGTTGCAAAGAAAACAGCGAGGTTTCGATAATGGCCGAAAAGTGGATCCAAAACGCAATCAAAAAGCCCGGTGCACTGCGTAAATCGCTTGGGGTAAAGGGTGATAAGCCCATCCCAGCTAAGACCCTTGCAAAGGCGGCTAAAGCCCCCGGTAAATTAGGCCAACGTGCTCGTTTGGCTGAAACCCTAAAGAAAATGAAGTGATATGGCATACACCTCCGGCTCCACTACGTTTAACCTCGATCTAGTTGAGCTAGTCGAGGAGGCGTTTGAACGCGCCGGTGGTGAACTGCGCACTGGCTATGATATGCGCACTGCGCGGCGTAGCCTCAATATCATGTTTGCTGACTGGGCCAATCGTGGCCTAAACATGTGGACGATGGAGACGGGCACTATTGACTTGGTGCAGGGACAGAATACCTATCCGCTCCCCGATGACACCGTGGACTTGCTGGAGCATGTGATCCGCACACAGGCCAACAGCACTACCAACCAATCTGACTTGACTATCACTCAGATCAGTGTGTCCACGTACGCTACGATCCCCAACAAACTCACGCAGGCACGCCCAATTCAGGTGTGGTTCCAACGTTATAACGGCCAGAACTCGCCGACTGGCTTGACTTTGAATGGTTCGATTAGCGCTACGGCCACCACAATTGTTCTCAACTCCACTGTTGGCCTGCCCTCTACTGGGTTCATAAAGGTTGACAACGAGTACATCAACTACGGATACATCTCAGGGAATACCCTATATAGCTGTTTCCGTGGACAACAAAACACCACTGCGGCCAGCCACACCACAGGCACTGCCGCATACTGGGCACAGATTCCCGCTGTTACCGTTTGGCCGACTCCAGATGGTTCGCAGCCCTACCAATTTGTCTATTGGCGTCTTCGCCGCACCCAAGATGCTGGTGGCGGTGTCAACGTGATGGACGTACCGTTTCGCTTTATCCCCTGCATGGCGGCTGGATTGGCTTACTACATGGCGTTAAAAGTAGCTGGTGGCGCTGAGCGCCTGCCTGTACTGAAGCAGCAATACGATGATTCTTGGGAGCTGGCTGCTACGGAAGACCGTGAAAAGGCAGCCATTCGTTTCGTCCCACGCCAACAATTTATAAGTTAACGAGCCTAAAATGGGTAATCGGTTTGCTTCTGGTAAGAACAGTATCGCCATGTGCGATAGATGTGGCTTTCAGTTCAAATTAACGCGGCTGCGCAAGGAAGTTATCAAGACAAAGACGTACAATTTGCTTGTCTGTGATGAGTGCTGGGATCCTGACCAGCCTCAGTTGCAGTTAGGTATGTATCCGGTGGATGATCCGCAGGCTGTGCGTAACCCGCGTAGAGATAATTCCTACGTAACGGCAGGATTGAATGCAGATGGAGAGCCGTCTGGGGGTTCAAGGGATATACAGTGGGGCTGGGCACCGGTAGGCGGAGCCAGCCAATTTGATGCAGTTCTTACACCAAATTACTTGGTAGGAACGGCAAGTGTTGGTACAGTTAGCATATCGGTTACATAGGAGTTAATCATGGCAAAAGCAGAATCAATGGCAGCGGACAAGAAACAAGACGTTGCCCTCATCAAGAAGGCTTTCAAACAGCACGACAGCCAAGAGCATAAAGGCGGCAAAGGTACGTCGTTGAAGCTCAAAAAAGGTGGCCCGACTACGGACGATCGTATGCGCATGGGGCGCAATTTGTCTCGTGCAGCTAACCAAAAAACGGGGTAATACTATGGCTACTTACAGCAAAAAAATGATGGGTAAAGAAGTTGGCAGTGCCGACGTTTATGCACCTCCGCACAAGATGGACGGTAAAGCACTGAAGATTTCCGCTAACCCCGGTAAGGATTCGGAGCTTAGCAGCATGGCTGCTATGCGCATGAGCGTGGGTAACATCAACAACGGGGAAAGCACTACCAAGACCAGCGGCATCAAAATCCGTGGTACTGGCGCAGCCACCAAAGGTCTGATGGCACGAGGCCCAATGGCATGAACTACGCTGCACTTGTAGTTGCGATTTCCGATTACACGGAGAACACCTTTCAAACGGTGGATGTAAACCTGTTCATTACACAGGCAGAGCAGCGCATCTACAACACAGTTCAGTTCCCATCGTTGCGTAAAAACGTGACGGGGACGTTGACGGCTAGTAATAAGTACTTGGCCTGTCCAGACGATTTCCTCGCTCCTTACTCGCTGGCTATTTTCCCAGTAGCTGGTGGGGACTACACGTTTTTGCTTAACAAAGATGTGAACTTTATGCGGGAAGCTTACCCCAACCCATCTGATACGGGTAAGCCAAAGTACTATGCGTTATTTGGCCCATCAGTCTCTGGTAGCACAATTAGCAACGAGTTAACTTTTATCCTTGGCCCTACGCCGGATACAACTTACTCCGCTGAACTGCACTATTACTACTACCCTGAGTCCATCACCACCGCTTCTAGCGGGCAAACTTGGCTAGGTGATAACTTTGATTCTGTACTACTGTACGGTTCTTTAGTTGAGGCGTACACCTATATGAAGGGTGAGCCAGACATGATGGCGCTGTACCAAGGCAAATACACAGAAGCCCTTGCATTAGCTAAACGTCTGGGCGATGGTATGGAGCGTCAGGATGCGTACCGTAGTGGTCAATATAGACAGGCGGTTACATGAGCATTGTTCAGACCCAGACCACCAGCTTCAAAAAGGAGTTGTATCAGGGCATCCACGATCTGTCCACGGACACGATTTACATTGCTTTGTATACGGCCAACGCTAATTTGAACGCGGATACTACGGTCTACTCAAGCACCAATGAAGTTGTGGCTACAGGCTACACGGCGGGCGGGCAGATCATGACTGGGGTCGCCATCAACACGGACGGCTACACGGCTTACGTCAACTGGGACAACGTGTCTTGGACTTCGGCCCTGACTGCCCGATGTGCGCTGATGTACAACGTAACCCAAGGCAACAAATCTATTGCTGTGCTGGACTTTGGCTCGGACAAAACGTCAACCACCACATTTACAATCACGATGCCTTCCAATACTTCAACCACCGCACTTATTAGGAGTTCAAATTGATCGTTACCACCACCAAAGGCGACATGGATGATTCTTTGCTGGAAAGGAAAGATGGCTCCTTGGACAATGATATTGAAACTACGACATGGACAGAGTATTGGTTGGATGGTGAGCTTGTTCACCGATCAGTTCATGTAACCCTAAAGACCTCCCCCGCGCTGTTTGCAGAAGCAGCCAGCTTTTAATAAGGATGGCTAAATGAAAACTACGCATAAATGCTCTGTTTGCAAGGAAGAAAAACCCTTGTCGGAGTTTCCTATGCGTAAAACACACCGTCCGGGGAAGCCGGTATCGCAGTGTACGGCTTGTCGCGTAGCGTATAACAAAGCATATAGAGCAAAAAACAAAGAAAAAGTTCTTGAAATTGAACGCAAGAGCAAGTTAAAAATGACCTATGGCATTACTGTAGATCAGTATGATGCGTTGTTACATAGGCAAGATGGAAAGTGTGCTATTTGTGCGGCTAAAAAACCGGGCGGTAGGACTAAAATGTTTTTTATAGATCATTGTCATAGCATAGGTAAAGTACGAGGTTTACTTTGTATGCGGTGTAATACTGGACTGGGTTTGTTTTTGGACAACCCAAAATTTCTTTTAAACGCAATTTCTTATCTTAAGGAGAACTCAAGTGAGTAATACCCAATCAATGTGTACTTCGTTCATGGGGGAACTCCTGACGGCTACGCACAACTTTACTACCAGCACCGGCAACACCTTTAAAGCTGCACTGTATTTTGCATCTGCAACTATTAACGCCAGCACGACTGCATACTCCACGACAGGTGAAGTAACCAATACTTCCGGTACGGGATATACGGCAGGCGGTGTAACAGTAACCAACGGCACATCGCCAACGGCTACTAACTCTTCTACTACGGCGGGCGTAGCGTATTGGACACCTACGGCAAGTTTTCAGTGGACAGCTTTGACTGTAAATACTGCTTTTGATGCGGTGCTGATCTATAACTCGTCGGCGTCTAACAAGGCAGTCAGCGTGCATACCTTTGGTTCACAGACCGTGACCGCCGGTACGTTCACATTGACCATGCCATCGAACACAACAACTACCGCGCTGCTTCGTTTAGCAACAACGTAATACCCTAATGTAAGGTTGGTATGGCAACCGCATGGGGCGCGAGTACTTGGGGCAGTAATACTTGGGGTGGTCTTGGTGAGACACTAACGGGCGTTGCTGCCTCGGGAAATGTAGGGGCAACCTCGGTAAATGTAACGGTTGCCCTGACGGGAGTTAGTGCAGCCGGGGAAGTCGGAACAGTTACTGGGTCGGTAGCTTACGGAGCAACGCTAACAGGGGTTTCTGCAAGCGGAAACGTAGGCAATTTAGCGCCAAGTACGACAGTTGCACTAGCAGGGGTTGGAGCTACAGGAGCAGTAGGTACAGTAACTCGTACAGCTTCTGAAGCCGAAACCGGGGTTGCAGCGATTGGTAGTGTAGGTACAGTAGGGCCAAATACAACT